TTATAAAAAACCTAATCAAATTATTCATCCATGGCAATTTGGACATGAAGCAAGCAAATCAACATGTTTATGGTTAAAAGGGTTATCTAATATTGAACCTACAAACATTGTTGATAAAGGCGAATTTGTAACATATAAGAGTGGTAAGCGTATGACAAAATGGTATGCTGATGCTGCAAGTAAATCACCACAAGAACGTGCAAAAATTAGAAACACAACATTCCAGGGCATTGCTAATGCAATGGCAGAACAATGGGGTTAAAAGAACTCTATCGCACGATCTGTAAACTGTTTAACAACGGGGAACCGCTGCCATGGAAGTTTACTCGCCCGGATGGTTACTGGCAAATGTCCAAAGGATTTTTAAGTTACGATGAGTCAAAGGCTGTGAGTGCATCTATTTATTTAAAGACAATCAAAGCAGCCAAAGAAGATAAGTTCGGATATCCAAAAGAAAAGCGTATTCCTAAACATAAGTTTAAAGTTCAAAATAAATATAAAGGAGATTAACGTGAGTGATCTAAAACCATTCTTAGTTAGATTGACACCACAAAGTGTTGAGCTATTAGGTAAAGCAGCAAAGGAACAAGAAAAAACAAAAGCAAGCATTATTAATGATGCAATCAAGTCTTACTTAGGTAAAGACTTACATAACCGATTGAACAAAATTTTATGAAACCCACAATCTTTGTCCCAACGGACGTTGACGCATTTTATTTAGAATTACCATACCCACCCAGCGTTAATAACTATTGGCAAGCCAATGGTAAGCGACGCTTTATTAGTAAGGAGGGGAAATTGTTTACTGAACAAGTACAATTCATTGTACGCAGCGCTATAAACAGTAACAATGTTAGGAGTTTGAAAGATAAACGTGTAGTGGTTAATGTTGTAATTCATCCTAGATCAAAAAGAAAATTTGATTTAGATAATACGCTAAAAGCAATACTAGATGCATTAATGAAAGCTGGCATGTATAATGATGACAGCCAAATTGATTTCATCGGGATTCTTAGAGGCGAGCAAGTTGACGGTGGAAAAGCCGTTGTTTATTTATATGAAGGAGATTAAAATGGCAGAAGAATACAAACGTAAACCCGGTACAGGCTCTTTGTTTAAAAACGATAGAAAAACAGAAGATTGGCATGCTGATTGGCGTGGCAAAATTTTATTACCCGACGGCACGGAGCATTACATTGATATGTACAGCAATAAAAGTCAAAGAGATGGCACAGAATATTATGGCATCCGAATTGGTAATCCTGTGGCGAACACCAACACAGGTCAAGGGGCAGTACAAAATAATCAGCCAGCGGGTGAGATTATGGCCGAAGAAGACGATTTGCCCTTCTGATGAGTGAAATAAAAAATAAAAACAAACCAATCCCAAGTTTAGCGGGTTATGGCGGAGTTAAGCAATTACAAAAAAACTTGGAGCGAAGCACGACAATTGCTGCTAACAGAGAGGCTGTCGCGTACAGCCTTCTTTGTATGGCAAATACAAAAATTACAGACGTTATGGAATGGGACCATGAAGGCAATGTTAAAGTAAAAGCCAGCAAGGATATTCCAGATCATGCATTACAAAGTATTAAGTCAATAAAGATTGACAAAGATGGAATGATTGCTATTGAATTTTGGGACAAAGTACAAACCTTACGCTTGCTTGCAAAAGCCAGTGGCTTGCTAGACAACCCAGATGATTCAGACAGGCCGTCAGTTATTGGTATTAACATTAAAGCCCCGGAGGTAATTGATCATGATAAATAAAGAACAATATAAACAGCGCATGGATGAGTTGCGCGCATTTGTAGCAAAACTTACTGCAAACAAAAGAGATCCTAAACAATGGGCTAGAGACATACTTGCAGATAAAAATTATGATTGCGCTTATGGTATCGACCAAGCTAAGCGCGCATTAAAGCCTGTAAATAAAGGAACAAAGAATGAGTCCTAAAGAAACCCAAGTGGGGGGTAATCATTATTCACAAATGAAAATCCAGCCGATGGAATTTTCTATGGTAAACGGATTAAACCCTATGCAACATACGGCTATTAAGTACATTGTACGAGTAGACCGTAAGGGTGATGGTGATGAAGACATAGATAAAGCAATACACACATTACAACTTTGGAAACAATGGAGGAAAGACCATGGAAATCAAAGCAGAGATTGAATTGTTGCGCGAGGAGTTTGC